GGACACTTGCGACCTCCAACTTACCGACACGGAGCGTCGCATTCTTAATATCTAGAACACCAACTGAAGGTGACTGTAAAGACATTTAATATATCGGGAGAGAATTATTAAATGTGTGTTGAGGCGGCGGAGTGGACCAAACTGGGTTTTAGGGGTCCAACTTACCGACACGAAGCGTCGCATTCTTAATATCTAAGGTACCAAATGAGGATTGTATAGACATTTATACTATAAGGGGAAAGTAATTAGGGTGATTCTGTGATCACTTGAATACCAGAATCTAATATTAAACTACTCTTTGTCATAACCGAACTAATTGTACCACTTTGAATATGTTTATCTATTTCACGTCTATAAATCCTATCACCTTCATGTGTTGATCTATTTTGTACTACATTTTCTATCCATCCACCTATATCCGGTGTTACGTGTTGCATACACTTATAACAAACCGGACACAAATTTAATGTCACGGTGAGAGATCCATCTTCGTTTATTTTTTCTGTCACAGTTGTTTTTATGCAATCTGTCATTTATGTATAAATAGAAATAAATTACACTGGCATAACCAAGTGACCCCCCCATCCGTTGTGTGATTGACTACCATACCAATATATACCATATGCACTAGAAGTCGAAAGTTTCATTGAATCACCGGCTGTCATGTATGCATCAACGGAATATGACTGACCACCTTGCTGAATTGTACTACCATTCTGTGCATAATTTGAACCATTTTTAACGAAAAACCAGCGTGAGGCAGTGGCGGCGTCGGTGTTGGTAAATGCAAACCACCAGAAATGATATAAACCATTCACTGGGGCAATAAATGTATAATTCGTTGTATTATAACAACCACCATAATCATATACTTCTACGTTGGCTGGAAAATCACTAGTAGAGCTCGTGTTACCACCAGAATTGTTGTATGCGTGAAATGCTACCATATTACTTGTTATGTATCCATTGACGAAGACGTTGCCAGTAATTTCAACTTCCTTGGTACCATCACTGAGTCTTTTTAGATACAAAACACTTTCAGGTGTATACGTGTCGTACCCGACCCTAAAATCAGGACCATACGAGTTTTGGTAAATATCGGTTCTATAATTCCCACTTGAATATCTATCAAAAGACAATGCGACTGTACCTGTAGAACCCGTGTATATATCCAATTTCCCATCTGGACTCACCGTCCCGATGCCGACGTCGCCGTGCATGATGGTATCTGCTGGACCACCCGAATTACTAGTAGACAAGATTGAAATACCCTTATTGAGTGATGCGTTGTCACCATAAACGTCGAGGTCGAGGGCGTGATAGTCAGTCGTCCCACCAGCACCACTGTAAACGTATCCCTTTATGTCTGCAGATGGTACAATAACAGATCCACCCGTACCACGGTTTGTCTTAAATTGAATTCGACTGCCAAATCCATTCGCAATTTGTGTGTAATCACTCGAATAGTTTCGGATTGTCAAAGCCACTGTGTTTGAGTAGTTAGTTCCAGATGCCAATGATAGATCGCACAGGCTAGCAGGACTCCCCGTCCCAATCCCGACTTTGCCGTCGTTTTCTATAACCATGCGTAAAGTGTTTGAATCGGTAGTTCTGAACTGATATTCACCATCCCCCTTGGCATAAAATTTTATTCCACCATTTACGGTACTAGAATTTTGTATAATAGCGGCATTTGAAGAACCACTGGTATGTTGAATCTTGAAATCTTCGCCATCCCCATTTCTCAAGACCAAACCCGCACGATTCGATGTACTCACATTTTCTATAAAAAGTTGTGTACTACTAGCCGCATCATCTACATAAATGTGGGCCTTTCCAAGTGGGTTATCCGTCCCAATCCCCACCTTACCATCACTCTTGATCACCATGTGTGTCGACTGACCTCCCATGGTCTGGAACGCCACGTCTCCCGAAGATCCCGATGAAAAGTCGGTCCCCGTCTGGATGTAGAGATTACTGTTGTTCGAGTAAAGTCTCGCGGCTGACGAAATCGTCGAACCTTCACTGAGACGTATGCTCGGTGCCGTTTCCTTGAATACCTGTAAAGGGTACGCATCGTTGGAATCCGTACCTATGCCGACCGCGATGGTCGCCTCGACTGAGCTCGCACGAAACTTGGCGTTCTCGACCTCCAAGGTTCCTGCTGGAGCTTCGATAGGCATTTAATATATCGGGAGAGAATTATTAAATGACTGGGGCGTGGCGTGGTAGGAGTTTAGTTAGGAGCTTCGGGCCAAACGGGGTTTTCGGGGTCCGTCGTGTTTGCGGGGAGGTCTCGGAGGGCTTGGCGGTAGTCGAGCCACGCCTGCTTGACCTCCTCGGTGGCGTGGGGGTAATCAATGGCGGCGTATTTGTCAGTTTTCTCAAGCTTGGTATCTCTCTTGCGACGAAGACTTTCTAGAGCCAGTTGATTCTTGAGTGTAGAATTCCAATATTCTTCACACTCAGCTTGCGTCGGTATAGTGAAGGGTGCTTCCGTGTACACGTTGGCTTCTTCATTCCAAATGACATCCATACCAGACACGTTACTCGTAAAGCTGTACGTCCTTTGGGACATCCACACGACGTTTGCCATAGTATCGTCTTTCCCAAAGTCTACGACCACGTTTTCACCAGGTCTTAGACTTTTAAGAGTTGCAATGAGATTCATTGTATAAACTAAAGTGAGAAAATTAAGTAATATAACTCCCACCGAAGCCGTATATAGCACCAGCATCCGCTATGCTCGGTTCGTGATTATAACCGACACTACCAGTTTCATCGGCCTGTATTAAGAAAATGTAATCCCGACTAGGATCTATAACCATTCTCAAACTTGTATAAGTGGCACCCGTGGTGACACTACCACTAGCACAGGCACCTACAGATAAAGCACTACGCCCATCCGTGACATTACGAGCTGGATACGGTAATGTTTTTATCCGTACTTGTCCACTGATTGAGGTGCCCCCATCCCACGCAATAGTACCACCAACGGTGACTGCACTACCAATTCTCACGTACCAACCCATATTCGTACTAGACGGAGTTTTCTCACCACTTGTGGAACCGTATATTACTGGCACCCATGTACCTTCTTCGTAATACCCAAAAAATTTTGCTTCATCGCGTATCGCTCCGGTTCCGAGAGTCGCATTTGGGACTTGCGAAAACCCTATACCCCCCCGCACATCCAAAACCGCCCTCGGCTCCGTGGTCCCGATACCGAGACGCCCACCCTTGAAGGTGACCACATCCGATGAGACGTTGAAATACTCTTTCTGGTATGCGTAGAGTTGCCAGACCTCATCAGAGGTCAGGGCCTTTTCATAAATACGAAGATTTGCAATGGATCCCACGAAATCGTCTTCAATCGTATCAAAATACCCCCCACCTACACGAATTACAGTATCACCAGAATTAAAAGATACAGCGGTACTTGTTGTAGGTTCGCTTTTTACAGTGAGTTTATGACCGTTCATATAAACTGATTTAAAATGACTGGTACTTCCTCCACCTGTATAAGAAAATGCTAGATGTATCCACGTGTTAGGGGTCCAATCTGCGTAATATTGTGTGTCATTATCACCAAAGTACCACTTGATATTACTACCCGCCATCAATTCAAAAGCTGAAAATTGACTTTCCCATCCAGAATTGGCTGCAGTACCTAATAATACTGGAGTTTGTGGTACGTTATTCCTTGTTGTTTTTACCCAAAAACTTGCGGAATGAACTTGATCACCCGACCAATCTAAAGTAGAATGAAAGTAATCATCGGAACCAGCAAATGTGAAAGCCTTATACGTGGAATCAAATCCAACACCGTCCCCAACTATAGTTCCAGTATGTCCATTACCGGTTTTATCTGTAACACTGGGTGGCATGGACGTGTAATCCTGTCCATCGTAGTACACCTCCAACCAATCCGTGTTGGGCACGTTCGGCACGGACCTCACGATGACGTCCGTCCCGTCGGCGTCCGGGTCGTATTCGGGGACGCCGTAGTATTCGAGTTCGCCGATTACTAAATGTCTATCATTCGTAGCTTGTACTCGCGTGACAACTATGACTAAATAATTGTACGATTTGAAAGCGTTCACTTGATGTGGTACAAACGATTCTGATGCGGTGACACCCGTGTGTGTCGCGAGAACATCCCAATTCGTATCATCATTAGACCCAAGAATTTTAAAATCTTTGGGTGCTTGAGACGTGGCACCCGCACGAGCTCTCATTCGAATGTATTCAACGCGAACTCGATTTGGTAGTTGTAGTTTAAGCCATTCACCATCTATACCTGCGATACTCCTCGAGTAGTTTGCTGTATCGTACACTGCACCGCCTGCATCCGCCGCGTACGTTTTATGCCAATCAGTACTAGTGTTAACCTCACCGGCGTGCCAACCTTCATCGCCATGCACGTTATTGAACGCTTTCCATCTATAGAAAGGGGGCGACGCAGTGTCGAATGCATCCGTACTCGCGGTAACCACATATCCTTGGTCAGAATTAGCCGTCAAAGCCACCCTCGGATACTTGATCAACTTCTTCGACCTCGTGTACTCCGTGACGACGTTGGAGTTCAACTTGATCGAAGCGGTATTAGAAACCTTTTGGAGGTTGATATTGCCCACGACCTCGAGGTTTGAACTAAATGTTTTTTCACCATCGATGGTCAAGTCTCCACTCTCAAGTGCCGCGATCCTCGATACGTTCGACGAAAAGTCGTTCACGCTCGAGGAAAGGATGTTCGTGATCCCCGAACCATCGCCAACCAAATTGGTAACATTGATGGTCGAAGGTAAACGAGCATTGTCGAGTGTCCCTGAGCTTATATTATCCGCATTCAAGGTTGTGAGTCCCGAACCATCGCCAACCAAATTGGTAACATTGATAGTCGACGGTAAACGAGCATTGTCGAGTGTCCCTGAGCTTATATTATCCGCATTCAAGGTTGTGAGTCCCGAACCATCGCCAGACACAGAAGTCGTCGTCAATGCCCCGACATTCGCGGCTCCGTGGACATCTAATGGGTACCCCGGACTCGCCGTTAAGATACCGACCCTGTTTTGACCCGCATCGACCTTCAAGGTATTTGTGTCGACCGTGAGATCACCGGAAAGTGTCATGGATCCACCCCCGTAAATATTCTGGGCGACTCCGAGACCCCCTTGTGTTAACGCGAGTGCACCGGTCGACGTACTCGTAGAGTTAGTAGCATTCGTGATCACGATGGGGTTCGGAGTGATATTTGCACCCACACCGTTTGTGACGGCTTCGAGACCACTCGAGGCAGACGAAGAAATGCGGAAACTTTGGACCGTGAGTTTATTAGACACCACGGCGTTCCCGAGGACGGTCAAAACCGAAGTTCCTGTGTCCTCGACGTACAGATTGGAACCGACGTCCAAATCGTGTGTTGGTTCAGTATTACCGATACCAACCTTTTTATTAGATTGCAAAGTTAGGGGTATCTCTTCGTTCGAATAGGCTCCCGAAGACAACGCAAAGTCCAACTTCGACCTCGAAGACGTTGGAACATCCGCCGACCATCGAGAAAGTTTCAAGGCGGCTCGAGAAGCCACGTTTGTACCAGAATCCGCTGGGCGTGTCATGGTAATCAACGATTCCGGAGTCGTGCTCGTTGTCTGACCTGTCACCAAAAGATTGGCTCCGTCATCGGTCACACTAGCACCCTGTGGAAGACCATTGATGTACTGTTTGCCGACGACATGCAATGATTGAGCCGGGGACGCCGTACCCACACCCACGTTACCCGACGCATCGACGCGAAGACGTTCTTGACCACCCGTATAGATTCCCAATTCATCTTCACCTTCCTGGTTCAGACCTGTATTGGCGTCACCAATGGCGAGATCAACCAGGGCCGTCGTCGTCCCAACAGCCACGTTACCACTAGTTATCAGAGACGTCGCTGCCCCGGTAAATTGAATCGTGTTAGACGTCACGTTTCCATAATCAGCCACTTGAGCTAAGGTCACGTTGGTCAAACCACTTCCGTCACCTACGAAGGCTGACGCTGTCGTACTGCCAGTTGTTTCGAGGGTGCCATAGATCTTGGTCGCAAGACTTGCTCCAGACTTTGGTGTCAGTGAATTGTCCGTCGCAATGTTCGATGTAAAGCCGATCATGAATTCAGATTCTTCGCCGCGATAACCGACTGCGACATTGGAGCCACTCGTTCCGGTCGTCATGATCATACCGACGTTCGAAGATGTGTCGACATTTTCACTTCCCAATTCGATAATTTTATCCTTAACGGACAGGTTTTGTTGATCAACCACAAAAGTTGTTCCGGAAACAAAAAGATTACCCGTGACCCGTGCATCTCCTCGGACATCCAATGTCTTTTGGGGCGACGACGTTCCGATACCGACGTTACCATTCAGATAGGCAATCGATGACGCGTTAGAATCAGCTGTGTATTGCCATTTATCACCATTGGTCAACTTAATGTCTTTGACCTTGGCTCCACCCGTGCCAGCAAAACCCACGTACTCACCCGTGTACGCATCTTCACCGTGTGTCAATGCGTAATGCATAGCCAAATCATCATCGAGTACAACGGAAATACCACCGTACTCGTAGTTAATGAGTACTCGCGTCAATGTGAGTGGATCGTAGGCTGTCCGCGTCGCCTCGATTTCCGTACCTTGGTAGTAAAAAGAAAAGCGGCTGTTCGCAGAATCGAAAACCATCTTGTAGCCACCGTGGTTGTCAGACGCGACGGACGACGTTGGCGTGGAAGTGTTCGAAAAGCTAAAGATCAAAGCCCCCAAAACCTTGAACTGCATGGACCATGCATTCGGAACCTTGATGGGCCA